TTGTATACTCCTTTACTCATAATTTGTTTTCTTTAAATATTTGACGAATTCTCTCTTCAGCATAACCATGTACTTTTTGTTTAAAAAGTTCTCCTTGGTTTATCACTTTATTAAATGATAAAAATTTTTTATAACTACTTACTAGTGGGTGTCCAACAAAACCCGTAGTCCATTCTATAATTGTTTGACCCTCTAATAAATATTGTTGAAAATCTCCACCTAAATTTTTAAAACGTTCTGTAACAAGCATTCCATAATAATCCCACCCTCCATATCCTTCCCATTCATTCCAAATAGGGATTAAATTTTCATAAGTGGCTTTACTAACTAAATCTATCCACCCTGCAAATTTACTTGCAGGAAGAGGAGTTAATTTTACTTCTTGGGTAGAATTTGTTTGATCATGAACTATATCAAAACAATCTTTTTGTTGCCATTGTTCATATGGTATACTATGGTATATTGGGTTAGTAATCATATCCCAAGATGCGTCCCACATTTTAGTAATCTGGGCTGTTATAATGTAGTACTTGTTTTTAATAGCTTTAATTGCTTCACAATAATATGCTATTAATCTTTCATCAAATAAAACATCGGGATACAGTGTAATATAGTAATCTACTTGAGGTTCTACTGCAGCTTTTTGGGTATCTAAATGACCATAAAATCTATCTCCATCATATATTTTTTTGTTATGTTTATAACCTTTCAATAATGTAGAAATACCATTATATTTTTCTATAAAAAATTCTTTAGATAATTTACTTTCATTCCAATTAATAACATGACTAGATAAATTTAAATCTGTTTCTACTGTTATTTCTACATCTTTAGGAATATAATATAATGATTTTTTAAGTTGGGTAAATGAAAATAAAGCATAATCCATTTCCCATGGCATAAAAGGATATACTATTTTAATTTTTATCATTAGTCGGATATTAAGCTTGTGTCTATTAATATAGGTACTTTAGATTGGGAAGCCAAGTTTTTTACAGATCCTTCTTTAACATTTGGGTTTCTAATTTTTCCAAATTCATAAAATGATCGTCTAGGACCTCCAACATGACATATCCCCGTTCTATCACTAAGACATTTCTCAGCAATTTTGGGAGCTATAATATCAATATATTCTTTAGAAGAAAATTTATCAACATATGCTGTTTCAAACGGGAATGTTTCTTCACAAAACTCAGTTCTAATAACTAAAGAATTTTCATGAATAAGAGTAGCCATTTCACCTGCTACTTTTGACTTAGAATATTTAGTTAAAGGATTTACTTTATCAGTTGATTTGTAATTTCCTTTTGTACCATCAAAAACATGAGATGTAGATATATAAACCATTCTAATATTATAAGATATACATAATCTAGCTATGTTGCTAGTTCCTATAATATTAGTGTTTATTGTGTCTATTGGTTTATCTTCCGCTATTGCAAATTTAGCTATAGCAGCACAATGGATAACTAAATCTGGTTTGTATGAGTGTATTGTTTCACACAATAGAGAATAATTGGCTATATCTAAATGTTTATGAAGAGGGGCTATTACTTCATGATCTTTTTTAAGAATTTTAACTAAATAACTACCTAGTAGTCCCGAGCCCCCTGTTATTAGAATTTTCATTTAATAAAATGTTTTTAAAAATGTTAATATTGTAATATATATCTTTACTAAAATCATAGTTATTTACATCTATGTTAGATAAAATTTCTTTTAATGAATCTAATGGAGAATATCTCGCTTTAAATCCTAATTCATCTTCAATTTTATCAGTAGATACTTTATAATTTCTAACATCTGGATTTTGGAGAATTTCTAATTCTACTTTATGCCCTCTATCAACTAACTCGGTATGAATTATTTTTCCTAACTCACCTATTGTGTAATTGCCCCCAGATAAATTAAATATACCCGTTATATCTAAATCTGCTTCTATAGCTATTTCATATCCCTGAATTACATCTCTAATATCTATAAGAGGTCTCCATAATTTGGGGTTGTGTACTGTTATTTTACCTATAGTTAAAGCATTTTTTAACATAGTATTAATTACTAGATCATATCTCATTTTTTGAGACCAACCACCAACCGTGCCTTTTCTAAATAATATAGGTCTAAAATTATTATCTTCTAATGTAGTAATACCTTGTTCACATTGTAATTTTGATATTCCGTATGCGTATGAAGGTTTTACTAAACTATTTTCATTAAGTGTTTTGTTCTTAGTATACCCATACACACTACATGAACTAGCGCCTATAAAACGTTTTACACCTGCTTGTTTAGCTAAAAATCCTAAATATACAGGAGCAGAAGAATTTTCTATAAAATTAAGATCTGGTCTAAACATTGCCATTGGGTCATTAGATAACCCTGCCAAAAACAAAACAGCATCAAAACCTATTAAATCTTCTACTTTTAAATCCCAAAGATTCTTTTTTATTTTAGTAACTTTATCACTGATAAAGTCTCCAAACCAAAAATTATCTACCACAGTTACATTATATCCTTTATCCGCTAAATAAATAGAAAATCTAGTTCCAATATATCCTGCTCCTCCAACTAATAATAATTTCTTCATAACTAAAATTTAGGATTTAATTTATATGTTTCAAAACTTTGAGCGTTTTTATCTTTTTCAGATAAAACTACTTCATTTTCTTCAATTGTCCAATTTATATTCAATGTTTTATCAAATGGATAAATTGATCCTTCACTTGCCCCATTGTGTAGAGCAGAGCATTTATAACAAAAATGAGTATCATCTTCTAATGCTAAAAACCCATGTCCAAACCCTTCGGGTACCCATATTTGAATAAAGTTTTCATCTGATAAAAATATAGTTTCTGATTTGCCATATGTGGGCGAATCTTGTCTTAAATCAACCAAAACATCTATTCCTGATCCTTTAACTACTCTGCATAATTTTCCCATAGGTTTATTCCACTGATAGTGGATACCTCTAATTACATGTTTTTTAGATTTATGATGATTATCTTGATAAAATATTACTCCTAACTCTTTATCAATTATTGAATTAAAAGTTTCTGTAAAAAATCCTCTATGGTCTGAGTATACAATTGGGGTAAAACATTTTACTTCTGGGAATATGTCTGACTGGGTTATTTTCATATTATGTTGTTTAATTTAAATATTTCTTCTAGTTTATTTACTATGTTTTGAGGATAATTAACATAATTAAGGGCGGTTTTATAATTAAGTTCTATTGCCTCTTTTCTTGATTCATAAAACTCAGGAGTAAGCATATTTGAAATATGTATTAAGTCATCAACATTTTCAAATTTAAAAAGACCAGGCTCAAAAAAATAATCATATATATTTGAGCACCCCCAATAAATTGGAATAGTTTTCATTAAAAAACAATCTAATATTTTTTCACTAAAATATCCCCTATGAGAAAAATTTTCAATAGCTATCCCAAACATTGAATCACCAAACACTGTTTCTTTACCAATACGGGCATCATCCTCATTATGTCTATCCCCTATAGTATAATGAAAATTAACAGGGCATTTAAACTCAGATTGTCGTGCTAAAATTTCATGTCGCATTGAATGTCCATAACTTTTATTTAAAACACCACATAGATGAGCTATTTCAAACTTTTTACTATGTTCTTTTTCGTATTGTTCTGGTTTGAACCATGTTTGTCCAAATGGAAGAAATATACTTTGGTCACAAGTGTTTAAAATTTTATCGTTCCAGGTTATAATAACAGAAAATAAATCTTTATTAGCTATAGCCCAATCATGAAATCCAAAATATTCGTTGGGTTCTCCTACTAATACTATTATATTAAATGAAGATAAATCTTCCTGTTTTTTAGGAATATCATCTATGAACAAAGAAAAATCAACATGTTTTAAATGAGATAATTTATTTTCAAATATTTTAGTATCGTAAAATTTAGTAAATATTTTCATATTTATTGTTTTTATATATTTCATCACATCCTAATTTAGCAACAAAACTATAATTTTTACTAGAAAAAAACTTTGAAAATCTGTTATCATATTCATTATTTTCAACAGATATAATTTTAATATCATATTTATTAAAATCTATTGTTTCTAATATTTCTAATTCATTTCCTTCTGTATCTAAAGAAAGAAAATCTATAATAGATTCTTGAACAATATTTTCAAAAATGTCACACTCTACTTCAATATAATTAAAAGAATTAGGATGATCTTTTTTACTTTTATTTATGTGCATCATTGATGTTGGAGAATATTTATCAACTAATCCACTTAACATATCCCCAGCTTCACCTAAAAATTGAAAAAATAATGAATTTTCTTTTTTATTAGACATTGCTTTTTGAACACAATCACATTTTCTATTAATTTGTAAGTTACGAAAAATTTTAGGATTAGGTTCTATACAAATCCCATTCCATCCTAATTCTTCAAAAAATTTAGAATTGCTAAAAAGTACTCCGTCATGTGCTCCAATATCTACAAAAAAGCCACTATTTTTATTTTTAAAAAAGTTTTCATTAATAAATTTGTCTTGTTGAAATTGAGAATAATATTTCATTTTATATCTTATTTGTATAGTAATTTATAATAGAATCCATTGTGTCTATAAATGAGTATTTTGGTGCCCAACCTAAACTTTTTAATTTAAATGGATCTCCTTTTAATCTAAGTGGTTCAACAGCATTTGTATCTGTTTTAATACATTGTTTATAATCTAAACCTAATTTAGAACAAGTATATTCACATATGTGTTCTATACTATTAAGTTCTCCTGAGGCTATAACGTAATCATCTGGGTTGGGTTGTTGTAGTGTTAACCACATAGCATTTATATAATCTTCAGCATTACCTATATCTAAATAAACTTTTAAATTTGGAACATAATAATCAGGTGTTACTCCTTTTTTAATATTAAAGATATTTTTAATAACGTTATTTGTTACTCCTAATAATGTTTTTGATTTAATTGATTCGTGATTATATAATATTCCGTTACTAATATATAAATTATTTATTTCTCTATAATTGGTGCATATGTTATGTGCAAACAATTTAGATGAAGCATACGGGCTAATTGGTTTAAATAAAGTAGTTTCTCTTTGAAAACCATCTTCATCCATTGAATTACCAAACATTGCTGACGAGCCTGCTTGAAATACTTTAGAATTCGGAGAATACTTTTTTATATTTTCTAGTAAAACTAAAGTACCAATTAGTGTAACATTAAATGTTAAAACCGGATTATCATAACTTAGTCTAATATTACTTTGTGATGCTAGATTATATATTTCATCAAACTGATGTATTTCTAATAATAGTCTAGTTAATTCGCTGTTTAATAAATCTCCATAAATAATTTGAAGATTGTTATTGTTTAGAATATTTTCTAAATTATTTTTAGATGAAGACTCTCTCATTAAGCCATAAACCTTATATCCTTTAGATAAAAGAAATTCAGCTAATAATGAACCATCTTGCCCAGATATTCCAGTTATAAGTGCTTTTTTAATCTTCACGTTTTTTACCACTTAAAACATCAGTATATGTTTTATTCTGATATTCTTGTTTTTGAATTGTTTTAGTATGAATTAAACTAAATTCTTCTTCAAATGGTAAACTCGTAATAGTTTTATAACCTGTTACCATACCATGCACTTGTGGTTGACCTTCAGGATCACGCCACTGTATTTCTGGGCTATTTCGGTAAATGCGTTTTTGTGGGTCAGGAAAATTAACCCACCCTTTTTCACTTACATTCCACCCCCAGGCACGAATGTGCTCAGGAGTTAATCCAGCTACTAAATTGATACGAGGTACTATAAATACATCTATTGGATTTGATTCTATAATAACCTTAATATTTTGGATTAAAAACTCAGAAGGCACTTCATCTGCGTCAATTTGGAAAATGTATTCCCCAGTACATTTGCTTCCTAAGTAATTTTTATTTTCTAACCAATTTTGTTGAAAATTAAAAGGGTGGTAAGTATAATTGTGTCGTTCAAATGATTTCATTACATCAAGCACTTCTGGGGTAGCCCGATTTTGGTCGTATACGATTACAATTTCATCTTCTTCGTCAATCCTATCTTTAAGGAATGTTAATAACCGATTTAACTCTTCATGTTCAATCCAAGTTGTTATAGCGTAACTAATTTTCATAATATTAAATATAAATTTTATTCTGGGAGAGCGCCAATGTAAGTTAAAGCATCCATGAATTCTTTCATTTCATATGGTTTTATGGTTGTCATATCCATTCTGAATTCGTAGTATTTACCGGGTTGTCCTTTAATTGGGTATTTTTCTTTTTCTTCTTCTTTAACTTTAACGGCTTTTACAGCTGCCCATTTAGCATTGTCTTTATTTGTACCATTATAAAACACCATACCCTGAGTAGGAATGTTAATCATTGTAGGCATCCACATTAATCCGTCCTCGTCTTTAAACATTACGTCTTTATAAAGATCGGGAAGTGTTTCTAATTGTTGGTTATAAAATTCTTCTCCTTCTTTCATTAAGGAATTAGTTGTAAATCCACAACCAAAACAAGAGTATGTTTTAATTACTGAGTTGTTTTCAAAAGCATAGCAAGCATCTGAGCCGCAATGTTTACATATTATTAAATTGTCCATTTTGTTTAAATTCTATTATAAATATCTTTAATTCGCACAATATCATCTTCACCAAAGTAGTCACCAGTTTGTATTTCAATAAACACTAATTTAGTATCTCCAAAATTGGATATTTGGTGTGGGGTCATTCGAGGTATGTTGGTGCTCATGCCTGTTGTTAATCCCCAACTAGCATCACCACACGTAACTAAACCAGCACCTTCTATTACATACCAATGCTCTTCTCTTTTAGTATGATACTGTAAAGATAGTTGTTGGCCTGGGTTAACTATAATTCTTTTTATTTTACACTGGTTGTCAGCGTACAACACTTCAAAAGTCCCCCAAGGTCTATTTTCTTTCAAAGACATTATTATGCTTTATTTAATTTAGGTAATTCTATTTTTTTAAGTTGTGGTAATTTTAATTGTACTTGGGTAGGAAACTCAGGAATTTTAACTAATTGTTCTTTAATTACTTCCTTCATAGCATTAAAGCTAAATTTTTCTTTATTATACTCTCCTTGCTTGCGAGCCCCGGGAAGGTATTTGTCATAGTTTTTATAAACATCAGTTAATGCTTCTCCTACCTCAGGTGGATTAACACTAAACCAAGCACTTTCTTTAAGTAAAAATTGATTTGCTATTGATGGATGAACTTGAGTTAAATTTCCTCCTAACAATATATTGTTTTTATGATGCAAAAAATCTATATGTCCACTCCAGTTAGATGCAATGATTGGTTTTTTAGTTAAACTAAATTCAAGTAATGGACGTCCAAATCCTTCACCCTTAGTTAAAGAAACCATTGCTTTTACTTTTGGATGGTTATAAACTTCATTCATCTCAATGTCTGTAAATTCGCCATGAAGCAAATAAATATTTGGTAAGTTTATACTATTTACTGTTTTTTTAATACTATCAATGTTTTTTAAAATAGCATCTCTATCCATATAAGAACTAACAGCACCTGATGTTTTTAAAATTAAAGCTGGTTTGTTTTGTTTGTTTTTGAATGTTTCATAAAATGCTTTAATTAGTAACGTAATGTTTTTCCTATCTTCGTTCATTGGGGAATGTAAACTAATCCAATGGCCTACAAACAAATATGCAAAGTCTTCTTTAATTTCATTTAAGTTAAAATTAACTTCAACTTTATCTAAAATTTTATAAGTATTAAGATTAGCTCCTTCAAATATTACTTCAACCGGTTTTTCTAATTGAAGAACTCCTAATGATCGACCTTGTTGATCCTTCTTTTCAAATTTAGTATCTTCAAATACTTTTTTAGAATGTTTAGAAGAAACCCAAGTAGCATTCATTCGGTTAACACCTTCTAACCAATCAGCAGGTACAATTGTTGTTTCAATACCTGCAGTAACTCCAATATTATATTTTCCTATTGGTTGAAATTCATTAGACACAGTATGTTGTATCCAAATTTCAGGTTGTTTAGGCAATTGTGGTACTTGAAGAATGTATTTGTTTAAAAACGACCATTCTTCAGAATGAGCATTTATAAATCCCCAACTACACTCTCCCCAACGTTGTGGTAATATTTTTATATCCCATTCATTTTCTTTTAATTCGATAATTGCTTTAACTAAGTCACGAGCACGAGCTCCATAACCTGAGTAAGTGTCTATAGGGCAACTTATTATACAAAGTGGTTTAATCATAGATTTTATTTTAATATATTAATTTATGTTTACGTGTTACATCTGGTTTGTGGGTAGTAGCGTTAATAATTTCATATTTTTCTCTTGGTTTCCAAGTTAAAAATAATTCGTCAATAGCTTCTATAACTCGTTTACCTTGAGCTACCCCAGTAAATCCGGCTTCTTCACTTAATGCCCATTCTCTACCTTTTAAACCGTTTTGTTTTCTTGTTTCTACGTCAGTACAATATAATTTCATTATTTGAGAGGCTGCGTCTTCAGGACTACATCTATCAGATGAAATATAAGGTGTTTGAGGTGATCCTTGAATTGAAATATTTGATGGAAATATAGGATAAGCCCATACTCCGTGTTTAGTATATTTACCTTTATGGTTAGTAGGAAAATCTAAACTAAAATCAATCCATTTTCCATTTTCATCTTCAAAACGCATTTGATCTTGCATTCCACCCTGTACGTTGGCAATGATTGATCTTCCTGTTAAAATAGCCTCAGTTAAACTTAATCCCCAACCTTCGTTATCTGTTAACAATATTTGACCATCTGAGCAATTATATAGCCAATTCATTTGTTCTACCCCAACACCATTAGGATGAAATACGATAGCGTTTGGGTATTCATCAAATAAATAATCTTTAACAGCTATTAAATCAGTACCATGATCACTTACTAACTCAGTATGAAGGAGTAAAGCACATTTGTTCGCTTCTTCTTTAGGTAATTCATCTAAAAACATCCTAAATGCTAACATAGTATCTGGGATTTGTTTACGACGAATATTTCTTGAGTTAAAAAATAAAACAAAATTATAATCTTTACCACCTAATGTTTGTTTTTTAAATTCTAAAAATTCTTTGTATTTAGAATACTCTGGAGTGATAGGAAAATAATTTTCTGAGCTTAGGCCATGGGGGATATATTTTAATATTTTATTTTTAGCTTTATCACCTAAAACAACTTCATTTATATTTTTAGTTTGTTTTGAAATAGCTAATAATAAATCACACGATTCATAAAATGGTTTGTTCCATAAAGGATAAGGATATGGACTATCCCAAATGTTTAAATAAATAATAGGAATGTTTTTACGAATTTCATTTTCAATATTAAATAACCATACAAAATATCTTGGATCAGTAATTAAAAATATTGCATCTGGTTTTTCTACCTGAATTAGACCCCTAATAAACATAGTATCTCCATATCCATTTACAGGGTATAAAGTAACTGAAGTATCATTTAACCCAGTTAATGTGTTTGTTTCATGTGAAAGATCAAATTTCTTATTTTGATCAGGATGTTGAAGCGCTCCCGCAACATTAACCCAATTAAAATGTTGGGCTGTGTGCATTACTATTTCTTTAGCTACAGTAGCTACACCACTGTGTGCTCGAATGTCATCACATATTAATAAAATTTTCTTCCTCTGATTTTGAGGTAAATAAGCAAAACTTGAATTCATAAATTTTTATTCCGTAATTTTTAAATTGTAATTAGTAACTTGTTTTCTAAAACTTTCATCTTTAAGATATAAATCCATTGCTCGATTGACAAGTTTATTTAAAGAAAATTTTCGTCTAACGCATTCTACTTTAAATTCATCAAACAAATCTTTGTCTACTTTAACGGATGTTAATTGTGTTGTTGCATTTTCCATAACATTATATTTGTATATAAATATATTTAAGATTAAGAAAGCATTGCCTTATCACAAAGTTCTTTTTTAGAAGAATAAGGACAATACTTACATGTATATTTGTCGGGAGTTGGTTGGTGGTCTGTGGTATTATATGTGCCGTCTAAATTAAAAACAGCGTTTATAAATGCGGATAATGATTCGTTTGCCTTATTCATTTTCCCTTTACCATTCGCTGGTTTAAATTCCTGTACGCGTTTTTGTACAAATTCACTTTCCTCCCATATTTTACGTTTTACTATAAAAAATTCAACATCTATTTTATCTAATGGTACTCCAAACTGTTCACTAAAGAATTGTTTGTATAATAAAATTTGTTGTATTTTGGTTTCGTCTTTTTTCTCTCTATCACCCCAACCACGAGTGCTTGTTTTAATGTCATAGATAGTAAATGAATCTAAGTTTTCATTGTACATTACTAAGTCTATAAATCCATTAAACAATATGTTGTTGTGGGTTTTATTTGGGGCAAGTACAATAGGAATTTCAACTCCAACCAACCAATTGTTTCTAATACTAAAGTATTCGCCTCGTTTTTTCTTTAAAAATGTTAGGATAGCAACTCCATCATCATAAAACTCCCTCATTTCAACTGGGTCGCTGAAGTGTGTTTTGTTATTGGATTGATATTCTCTCAAATAAGATTCCCTAAAACGTTCTTCAAAGTATTCCTCTAAATTAATTTTATCAGCTGCTGCTCCACTTTCATTATAAATTGTGTTTATATAATGTTGAATTGTTTCGTGAATAGCAGTTCCAAATACTGTGTTAATGCTTGAGGTAAATGCTTTATGTCCGTCCCTATATTGCAACGCCCATTTTTTAGGGCAGGAAGAATACATTGACAATTGAGAATAAGAAATACTCTTTTGAAATGCATAATTGATTTCTTGAGTCTTATACTCTTGAATTTGTTTTATTAATTTAGGTGTTTTGGACATTTTATTTTTTCCACATTCCTTTTTCTACCAACTGAGCTATAATCCCATAGTTAGTAATGTCTTGATATGTGTCTGTTAGTGCTTCGTTTTTGGTTTGTTGTTTAGTAATGATAATGTTTTTCCAACGGTTAACTTTATCTGATAAACGGTACCATAATCCAGTTAATGCGAATTGTTTTTCTTCATCATTTGCTAATTGCGTACCAGCAGAGATGTTTGACATTCCATAGTCTAAATGTTTTTTAGCAAACAATATGTATTGTTCTTTCATTATTTGCTTGTACCCTTGAGCAATTGTGGGGTATTCTTTTTCTAGTTGTTCAATTACAGACATTTCTTCTTTAGCCATTTTTTAATAGTTTTTTAGTTTCTTTTTCATTAAGACCCATTTTGTTCAAAATAACTTCTATATCTTGTTTTTCAAGAAACGAAACATATTCTTCTGCTTCGTTTAAGGAACATTCAAAATATTTTGAGATATGTTGTGCTACTTCGGGTTGTGATGTTTTATTAGTTGATTTAATATATGGTGAATATACATTCTTAGATTTTGGAAGCAAACCACAATATACTTCATATAAACGTTTACTGTCTTTAATGTTTAAACCCTGAACATAGTTCACCACATCAATGTAGTTTCTATTCATACTCAGGAATTTATTAATCATGTATCCATTGAATTGCTTCTGTTGGTCAGGAGTAAACGATTCCCATTTAGGCTTAGTCTCAACTAGCGCTTTGATAAAATCAAATATTGAAAATTGTTTTGGTTTAGAGGTTTTTGTTGTACTCCTCATATTCTGTTCTTAGTTCTTTAGGAAGCATTTCAAGTAATATCTTTCCGGTTTTAATATCAATAAACACAGGAATAGGAATAATTCCATCTTCACTTGTACCAGTTAAAAACTTACTTACTTTCCTTAAAATTGTTGCTTCCTGAAATACTTGGTTTCCGTCTTCAGATTTGATAGGTGTAGACTGTGTAATGTCTACTTTCATTTGTGATTGGTTGTTCATATTACTTTTTTAGTTGTTATTGTTTCTAATATTTTAGAGATACAAGCCATAACATTGATCTCTTTATCTAACCTAAATGTAGCGTGGTACATATATTCTTCTAAATAACATACAATCACACCTTCATTACCTTTAGCATAATCACTTAGTTTTTCATATAAAAACGCATATAATGATTCGTAGTCATCTGTTTCTGCGTTTGCTATAATTTGTCTAATAATGTTAAATGATTTGTTAGACGGTTTTTTAAGTTCATCTACTACCTGTTCTTTATAATTGTCTGATGCTTCGATTGAAGTGTCAAGTTTTAAAACATTATCAACAGTATATTTTTGACAGTTGTTGATAATTTTACGAAAATCAGGATAGAATTTTTTAACAATTGTAGCTACATCTTCAATTGTGTGTTCAATATTTTCTTTATCCAAGATGTTAACAATGTGTTGTGCTACAACTTTTTTAGATGGTGGTTGCAAATCAAATTCTTGACAACGACTTCTAAGTGGTTCAATTAATCGTTCTGGGTAGTTGCCTGTAAGTATAAAACGAGTGGTTAAACTATATGTTTCCATCATGTTTAACAATATAACCTGTGATGCTTGAAGTATATGAGTTGCTTCATCTAAAATCACTATTTTAAGTGGCTTAAATGAACCCGCAGCAGCAAATGCTCCTACTTTATCTCTCATAACATCTATTGAACGTTCATCTGTAGCATTGATGTACAAGTAATCGCAGTCAATATTTTTAACTAATATTTTAGCAATTGTTGTTTTACCAGCACCTGGTTTACCTGCAAATAATAGATGAGGAATATCTTGTTGTTTGATAAATTCCTCAAATTTAGTTTTAATGTCGTCTTGACAAATATAACCTTCTAGAGTATCAGGACGATACTTTTCGTTTAATATTGTGTGTAACCTTTTTGACATAACTTTTATTTGTTTTAGTAATCACCGTATAAATTAAATTTCTTAGGAGGTGGAGGTGCCACTTCTTCAGTATTGATAACGTACAATTCTCCTTTTAAAGGAGCTAGTTTAAAATCACAAGGTTGTTGTACTTTTTGATAAAATGCTTCTAAAGCATCTGTTAATGAGTTGTGAACTACTCGTTTGTTGTCATCATTGAGCAACCAGCGATCCCCTGGGGGAACGCGAGTTGCTATTAGGCTATAAGTTTCTTGTATCATATTACATCATTCCCATTCCGGGCATTTCGTTAGTTGGTTCTTTATCTTTATTTACTTCAACAACAGCAGCTTCTGTTAATAGGATAGTACCTGCTACGGAAGCAGCATTTTCAATTGCGTTGCGAGTTACTTTAGCTGGGTCGATAATACCAGCCTGTTTCATGTCTATGAATTTTTCATTTTTAATGTCATAGCCATCCCATTCACTGTCTTTACCTAATTGGTTAATTAAATTGTAACATTCATCAAGTGAATACCCAGCGTTGGTTAGGATTTTGATAAATGGAGCAGCACATGCTTTATAAACAATTGTTTTACCAATATGAATATCTGAGTCTAATTCAGTTCTATTTTTGGTAATTGCTTCTCTAGCATATAACAAAGCTGATCCACCACCAGGAACAATTCCTTCTTCAATAGCTGCTTTTGTGGCGTGTAAAGCATCGTCAACACGATCTTTAGTTTCCTTCATTTCAAGTTCGCTATTTCCACCTACGTGAATAATAGCTACTCCACCTACAAATTTAGCTAAACGTTCTTGTAATTTTTCTTTTTCAAA